TGAAAAGAGGTATCGGCAGGCGTCATTTATCGCCCGCCTTTCCCATCAGCCGCAGCACGGTGTGCCCGCCCATGTATAGCGCAAGGAACATGCCCGTCAGCGCCAGCAGATCTGTGGTGGGCAGCGGCGGCAGAGCGATTTTCCAGATGGCATTGGCCACATGCAGCCCCACAAGGTTCCAAAACCACATAAAGCCCAGCAGATACATCCAGCCCGGACGCCATGCCCGCATCCACGCAGGTTCGCCCTTCTCGGCTTCAATTGTGGCCAGCGATAGGCGCAGATCAGCATCATAGGCGGCCAGCAGTTCAGGGGTCATCCGTTCCACCTCGCGCATGGCGTCCAGCACTTTGCCCGGGGTCGATTCCGCCACGGCCTCCAGCTGATCTGGGGCCACGCCCACGCGATTGGCCACAGCCCCCAGCACATCACTGGCCAGCCGCCCATTGGCAGGACCAAGGCGGCGTTCCAAAATGGCCTGAACCATCGGCAGGCCGATCTGCGCGGCCATCGTTGTAAAAACGTTCATTAGAAACTCCGCAAATAGGCCGCCATCCGCGGCAGGTGGTTTTGAATTTTGGCGGCAATCGCATCGCGGTATTGCCATGCCTGCCACAACACCCACACCAGTAGGGCCGCGCCAATCAGGGCATCCACCCATGCCCAATCAACCTCGGTTGGCAGGGCCACAATGCCAGAGGCTGCCACACTGGCAGGCGCGGCCAACACAGCCTTGCGCGCAGCATCGGCACGGCGCTGGATGGTGGTCACCGTAGCACGGCCAATGATGCCATCGACCGTCAGGGCATGATCGCGCTGAAACTGCCGCGCGCCCGCTGCTGTGATATACCCATCACGGTGATCATACCCCAGCGCAATCAAGGTTAGGATTGCGGCTTCGCGGGTGGCAGGGTCGATATTGCCCGCCCAAACAGCCATGGCATTGGCGGTGGGCGGTTCGGGTGGCAATCTGGTCGCTGCGGCAAGGGAATAGAAATAGCGGCTTTCCAGCAGCAAATCCGCCTCGCGCTGACGGCGCAATTGCAGCCCGCGCACCACGCGCCCGCCAGCTTTATTCCACAGCATCATGGCGTTGCGGATCGCCGCCGCTGGCTGGCCCGTCTGCCACGCCTTGACCCAAGACGCGCGGGCAATCGCGCCCGTGTTAAAATGGAACAAAAGGCCCGCGTCAAATTCGTGCTGCTGGGGTTGCTCGGACATCACCTTTTCGACCGCAGGCTCATAGTTCTTTTCCAGCGCCTGTTTCAAAAGGCGCGTGGCCTCATCGCGCGTGATCACCATGCCAAACTTTGGCACCACCACGCCCGATGCCGCCGTCAGCCCTGCGCCAATGGTCCAAACGCCGACGATATCGCGGTAGGCGCGCAGCACCACGCCCTCGTCATGTTCTAACTGCGCAATGCCTGCGGCGCTGGTGTGCATAGAGGCGTCTCCAAGGAACGGTGTTCCTTGGACATTTGCAATTTTGGGGGGATAGATCGCCCTTGAACGTATTCGGGGGGCAGGTTTGGCGGGGGTAAGGGTTGGGACTGGCCTGCGCCACTACTCTGCCCGAAAGACCTGCTATCTGTCAAACGGCAGTTGAAATTGCCTCGCACCGTCTTCGACTTCGATCTGGGCGCGGTAGTTGCTGACGGTGCGGGTGTGCAGATCACAGGCCAGCGCCACATCGGCCAGAGACGCCCCTTTGCGCAGCATCTCAATTGCCTGCGCCCGCCTGCGGCCAATCCCGCGCAAACTGCCACAGGGCAAGGTGATCTTGCCATGGCCTATGCTATCTATAATGCGCTGTGCTGCATCCTCGCCCACCACCTCGGCCAGTTTTGACCCTTTGGCGCGGGCGGGCAGGTTGATCTGGCAGCCGCCCCAGCGGCGCAGCAAGATCGCGGTCAGCTCGCAGCCGATCACCTGTTCAATCTGGCCAGCAATGCCCGGGAAGGTGGTCATGCCGCCCCCGATTCCGCCGGGGCGAACTTTTCCGCCTCGTTGCCCCAAACATCATGGCCCGCCCAAGCCTCGCGCGCGAACAGCTCGCAGAAATAGGATCTGGGCAGCAGGCGGTCGATCATCTGCCGCATTTCGACAGGCTTGCGCGAATGTTCGCGGCGCACGGCCTCTATCGCATCGGGAACATCGCCCGGCTGCAACACCACGCGCGGGGCGTCGATCAGGCCGCGCTCTGACCTATTCAAGGGCTGCGGACGGCCAATCTTGCCCACCAAGAACGGCTCGGTCGCCGACCGCAGCACATAGCCTGTGCCCATGGTGACCTTCCAGTTGACACTGCGCTTGGTCCACGATCCGCCCGTAACATATTCAAACCCCCAGTCTTTCATCAAGCCCATGGCCAGTTTCAGATGGGGCCACGTTGACCACATGAACAGATAACAGTCAGGCGCGGCCAGTTGGTGCACGGGCAACGCGGATAGCTGGCCCATGGTCATGGTTTGGTAATGCGCCTCTGGGCTTTTGCCTTGGCCTTTGGTCGACCGTGTTTCAAACGGCCACGGTGGATCGGCCAGAATGGCCCCATAGCGCATCGGGGTTAGATGATCGAAGGGCCAGCTCATTCGCTTGCCTCATGCAAATCCGACAGGTGCAGCTTGTCCAGCACCGTCACCACTACCAATTCGGCCACTTTGGCTTTGATGACAAAGCGGTGAGCGTCCACGATCACGCATTGGGTGCCGATATCGACGGCACTGCGCGCCATGCGCGCTTGGATATTCTTGCGCAGCCCTTCAATGTCAAAGCCGCCCACCCGTTCAAGGTAGCGCAGCACAGCATGATCGGTGACGCGGATAGGCCGTTTCACAATGCCACCCCCGCACGGGTGCACATCGCCTTTAGCGCCTCGATGACGGCAGCGATTTGTCGCCAGTCTTGTATGGTATCAATATCAATGGGCACTGCGCCCCATTTGCCTTCAAACCGCGCGCGGATAAAGGCGTTCAGCCCAGCTGCCCCTTTGACCTGCACCGCGCCTGCGCTGTGCAGCTTGCCCCACAGCACATGGCAGAACCGCACATCGCTGCGCGCTGCGGCCTTGCGGCGCGGCGCAGACCCGCCCGATGGGGTGAACCCGCGCACTTTCAACGCCCCTAAAACCAGCGTTAAATCGGCATCCGTCATATCGGTGATGCTGGCCTTGCCTGTGACCTGCAACTGCAAATCGCGGCGGGTTTCCCCGTCAATGCCAAGGGCGCGGCAGCCCACATGCACCTTTTTGATCAAGGCGGTTCGGCTCATTTGCGCATCCCCTGTCCCATGCCCAAAAGGGCTTCAATCTCGTTGACCGCCGCCTTGATCAGCGGGTTCAGCTCAACGACAAAGGCGGGGCCGCTGCGGTCGGCCCATGCGATGTAGATTTCAGACGCGCTGACCGTCACCCGCAGCGGAATGCCGTTGATGTTGCCCTCGGTCACCGCCAGCACCTGGCCCTGCATCGGGCTGGTGACGGACAGCAGGGGCACTTTGACAACGGCGACGGGTGTCATTTGCGTAGCTTCGGAAGTGAGAATTTCGAACCCGAAATTGAAAGATCTAAGAAGCCAAATGAATCGCGCGCCAGTTCTAGTGTGCGACCAAAGTAGGCAGTTATAAATGCATTGCCCTCCACACCGTCTTTTCTGCTTTCATCAAGGGCTTCAGCAATCATCATCAAAGGTTCAATCGGTGCTTGGGCCATCGCCATGCCGAGGTGCCTTGAATTCGTCGGCAAGCTGAGCGCGCGTCCAGCCGCAACTAAAATCTTCTCTTCCGCTTTGAGAAACTCGATTTGCGCTTTGATGAACGACTGACTGCTAACATCGCAACGCCCCATAATCTCGATGAGTCTCAATTGCTTTTGAGCGACGTAGTTTGCAGATTGCAAAGTAAGGTCAACAATACCGCCCATCGCCCTACGCCTTTGCCAGATCGATTGTCACGGGGATCCACGCGCCGTCGATGTCGGTGCGGCGGTGGCAGCGGACATAGGTCTTGCTGCCTTCCACCCGCATGGCATCGCGGATCGCCTGCATGGCCCGCTGCCAGCGCGGATCGGTGATCTCTAGCCGCAGCAGCATGAAAATCTCGCTGCGATTGATTTGGCCAGCTTTGTCGGTGTTAAACGCCCGTTGAACGATGGCGCGGATTTCATCGCGCGAGCCTTGCGACCATTCGTTCAGACATTCATCCACCAGCGATTTGGCGATCTGCAACTCGGACCCGAACACGATGTTATCGGCCACCTGCACGGTGATCCTAAACAGCCCGTCATAGCTGGTCAGCGTTTTGTTGCCCTTTGCGCCGCCGATCTTGGCATCATATTGCTGGGCTAGCAGCGCCTCGAACTGGCCCAGATCGTCAAAGGTGTGTTCTTTGAAACGGCCCACTTGGGCCGATAGGCCGATGGCATAGCCCATCACCTTGCGCACCATCTCGTCCTCTAGCAGATGCTGAGGCTTGATCAGCGACACAGGCACCAGCGCGCCTTTGCCGTCACGCATATATTCTGTGCCGTCGACGATGGTTTTGCCATCGGGGATGAATGCGGGCAGGGTTTGTTTGGTCATTTGGTCTCTCCTTCAGGTAGGATGAAATAGGCGGCGGGGGCAGCATCCCCGGGGCGGGTGGGGACAAGGCCCATGCTGGTCAGCAGCAGCGCCACCGCCTCGGTCTCTTGGACCGACAGCATGGTCACGCCGCGCAGCCCGTGCAGATCGACCTTGCCAAGGGCAAGCGAAGCGAGGCGGATGATTTCGGCCTGTGGCAGGGGTTCGACGGGTTTTCCCTTCATGCTGCTACCTTTCCTGTCAGCAGATATCTGGAGGTGCAGCGCAGGGCGGGGGCCATGGCTGCGCACATCAACGGGCCAATGGGCACCTGCCCCGATGCCAGCTCTTCCACACGGTGCACTTTCACACCCATCGCAAGGGCAAGGCGCGGGAAGGTCAGGTCATGGCGCTGGCACTGAATGCGCATCCGCCGCGCCACGGCTTTTGGGTCAATCTCTGGGGCATCAATCATGGCGAACCTCTTTGGTCTTGGGGTTGCGGGGGCAGGCGTTGCAGGCACGAAACATTCGTCGCCGCAGCGGATTGCCCAATTCCATCGTGCCTGATCTGGCGCGGTGGTCTTGGCACACTTGGGCGGCGATCTCGCCAAGGCTGGGGCAGGCTACGCGGCCATCCATAAACACGCCCATCACCCGCTCTCGCAGGCCCACTACGTCGCCCGGGTATTTGTTGCGCAAAAGCTGGCTGATCAGTGCGGCGGATCGGTCCAGCTGCTTGGCTACCTGCGCCTGCGAGGTTTGGGCGCAGGCAAGGGCCAGCGTTTCGATCCATTCGGGCAGCGGATCGCCCCATGCCGCGCGCGCCACGTCCAATGGCCCCGCGCTCATGCCACACCCCCGATCAGGGGCAAGGTTTGGCCTGAGTTTGTGTCGATCAGGCAGCGGAGGTTACGGGTGCGCGGCGCATTAGGGCCTGTTGACTTTATCAGCCGATAGGTGGCCTGCTTGTGAGGCGGAACCGCCTTGTGCACGACGCGTAGATAACCTGCCGTCAGCAAGGTTTGGCAATAGGCGCTGGCCACCTTTAACTCGACGGGCACGGCGCAATGTGCCACAAGATCGGTGGGCGAAAACGATGTGAATTTGCGCATCACGGTCCACATCTGGTCATAGGCATCGCCGCCAGCGGCTGGCAGGTCTTCTGGGCGCGGGGTCGCCTCATATAGATTGCGGTTCATATCCCCTGCGCGCGCAACAACAGTTTGGCGAGCGCGGCCATGTTCAACCCAAAGCTTCACGATTGCGGCGGCAAGGTGCATATTCGCACCTGTTTCCGCTGCAATCTCTTTGTAGCCAAAGGTCTTAAGGCGCAGGGCCACGGGCCAAGCTGCCGCCAGCAGCTCTTGGTGGCGCGAAAAGTTCGGATTGAAGACATTCGCCATTATGCTGCGCGCCCCCGCGATGGCTTGGCAGGCACTTCGCCCAAACCACGCCGCGCTTCGGGTGCTTGGCCCGTGTGAAACCGCTGGCCAGCCCACTCTGCGGTGCCAAGCTGCGCCAATCCTTTGACCGCTGCAAAGCCTGCAAGATTGGCAAGGTTAGTGGACACTAGGCGCAATGATCCAGCAGATGCAGCCAGCAGCTTGCCCTTCAGATCGTCGCTGATGGCCACGCTTGGGGCATAGATCGGGGCCAGAAACTTCACGTCATCAAGGGTTGCAGGCTCTGCCGCCACCCATTCCAAAATGCGGCCATGCACCCGTTCCCAGCGGCGCAGCTTTTGCGGCAGCATCTCTTCGCCCATCAGGATCACGGGCACCAAGGTGATGTCATGCAGACGGCGCACCGTTTCGATCATCCTGTCATTCAGAATATGGTCCGCTTCGTCGATGATCAGCGGACGGTTTGTGCGCGCCAAGGCTTCGGCAGCCTGACTGAATAGCGTTGCAACCGAGCGCGTGGGGCGCAGGCCCAACTCGGTCACGATCATTTCTAGCAGCATCTTCGCCCCGCCAAATGGCATGGCTTCAACGTGGCATGCGCCAAGCTTGTTGGTCACAAACACCCCTGCCGTAGTCTTGCCAAAGCCTGCAAATCCGTAAAAGCACCCCATCCCGGGCAGACCGTCGATACGGTTCTGGCAGGTCAAGACCAGCTTTTGCAGCCGCGCCACATTGGCCAGCGGTGCAACGCTATTGATCGGGGATCGATTCTCTGTCATTCTGTGCTCCTCAACTGTTATCGCCGCCGCTGTGCCTGCAATGCCTGCGGCGGCATTTTTCATCCGAAATAGGCGTCCCCGAATCCTTCCCACATTGATCGCTCGGACAGGTATTCGGGGGTGGTTTGGTAAACCGACAGCATGCGCTGCTGTTCGGTCGTGATCGGCTCGCCCGCGCTCAGGCGGCGCTCCAATTCAAGGGCGCGTTTAAACCGCTCGCGCGCGGTGTCTTCGGGCGTGGGCGCTGTGGCCGCACGGCGGGCAGCAAGATCGGCAATCATCGCCGATTGCACTTCGTGCACCGCATCATCCGAATAGGTGGCGGGCACGGCAGGGCGCTGCGATTGTGCAGGCAGCCCTTTGCCCTTGCCAAAATTGGCCTTGACCACCTTGGCCTCGACCGCTGGGGCGGGATCGGGGTTCAGATCGTCCAACATTGCCCCCACTTCAGCGGCAGTCATGCGGCGCTGCGCAGCCAATGCGGCCCGTTCGGCCTTGATCCATGCTGCGCGTGCGCGGCCATGCACCCTTGCCTCGTCCATGTCGAAGAAGCCTGCTTTGACGCGGCATTCGGCATGGCCCAAATAGGCATTATCGGCCCCGTAAACATGCACCCCAGACCAAAAGTTTTCGGGATCAAAGCGGATGATCACCCGCTTGCCCGCGATCTGGGTCATCCAAGGCTCCCAGAACTCGTTGCCCTTGAATTTGATCAGCCCGTTGGCGCGGGCGGCACGAATGCCATCGGCCCCCAGCAGCCACAGCCGCCGCTGCGCCTCGGTCGCCTTGCGGATCGGGGCGGTGGCATAGCTTTCGTTGAACACTTCGGCAAAGCTGCGGCCCCATGCCACTTCGCTGCGCCGCCCTTGGCGGGTGTTGTGCTCTTCAATGCCCTCGGCCACCACGGCCAAGAAATCCTTCAAATCAATCGCCCTTGACTCATAGTTTTCGGGTTTGCTGAGAACGGTGTTGCCCGTATAGGCCCCCGCCAGACGCGGGTCTTTCGATATGCTGGAACACATATCCCGAAACGCCCGTTCAATCGGCTTTGACTGCCCCGCATAGGGCGTCGCCCAATGGATCGTGCAGCCAAGGCCCGTGAAAAGACCCGGGATATCATCCTCTTTGACCTTAAACCTAAAGCGCGTCGGCGCGCCGCCTGTGATGGCCTTGGCGGCAAATTCGCGGCCATTGTCCAAAAGGATATGCTGCGGGATGCCCCATGTTTCGATCATATCCCCAGCGCACAGCATCACGGCGGTACTGTTGGGGGTCACGTCCATACGCCACGCTAAAATGCGGCCCGAATAGATATCCTGAAACGCCACCATCTGCGGGCGCAGGATCTGCGGCTCTTCCCCGCGCGGGGCGGGCCAGCGCACAAACACGTCAAACTTGTGAAAGTCGGCGTTCACCGCTTCTAGCGCCACCAGCGCCGTCTTGTCGCGTACCTGGGCTGGATACATCCGCTTCAACGCATCCATACCTTTGCGTGCCAATAGCTGCCGCGCAGGTGTCACTTCGGCATCCATCCGCCTGCGCATTGTGCGCTCTGGCAAAACATCCCAGCCTTTGGCCCGCGCCACCTTCAGAGACCGCCGATAGCAATCGGTAAATGGCGGGGCTTCCAGCCGCAAAAAGTCTGCCTTGATCAGATCAAAAAATTCTGGGGCACAGTCTTTGGCACGCGCGCGGACTTCGACGGCGCGGTTGCGAGGCGCTAAATATGCCAGCCGATCATCTGACCGCACCCCGTCGATCAGCGCAAACCAGCCCCAGATCGTGCGCACGCCCGTGCCGGATACAATGGCCACATCACTTACCGCACGGTGCCTTCCGCAGCCCATGGCCACTTCAATCGACTCGACTTTCTGTATCACGGCCAGCCGCACTGCCGCCTTATCTTTCACGCTCTGCGGCAGGGTTTCATACCATGCCCATGCCTCGTCGCGGCTCATGCGGGTGGGGGCGGGAGCGGTGGGGGTCACAGGGGCCAGCAGCTTGCGCTTGGCCAGTTCGGGCAGCAGCAGCCAGCTGTATTCCCAACCG